CCGAATAAAGTTGCTTTCTACAACTCTCAGCTTGAAAGCGATATTCAGCAGGGTCAGTGGATATCAAGCTCTGATAATGCATTCTCCTATACGATTGTTAACTCCGAAGAGGACATTGTTGCGAGCGGTGATGACGGCACTCTAGATGTCGAGTCTGGCCAGGTGTACTTCACGACTCCTGAAATTGATTTTGATGGAGTAAACGTTGGAAATGTAATAGTGATCACCAGCATGGAGGATGCCTCTGGAACAGTTTACACTTCTGTTGAAGAGATATCGGGGCAGCTATTTAATGCGGCTCTCGGCATTCCTTCAGTAGAGCTTGAGATAACCTCCGTTGAGGACGACTCACTTGTTTATGTCGCTGCCGAAAATGGTACGCCGCTAGATCTGATAAGCTCTTACTCTGATATTCAATTCTTTGTCAAAGATCCGTCGAATACAAATGCTGATGATGCTTCACTGCTTCTTCATCAGGATCTTGTATCAAGCGGGGTTATCAGAGAGGGCGACGGAATCAGAATTTCATATATTGATGAAAATGATGCAGACTTCTTTGATACAAATTGGTTTGAGGCATTCGAGGCGCTTGAAGCCGCAGAAGCTCAGATCATAGTACCTCTTCCGAGTCAGGCGATATCATCTGTCTTTAGAGCTTCCGTAAATCACTGTGAAAATATGAGTTCTATTGTAAATCGCAAAGAAAGAGTATCGTTTATCGGCGCTCAAATGGGCGTAACACCTGCGGCCATCATAGGAACTGAGGAAGTTGCAGTAGAGGATATCGGAATTATCGAAGGAATTCAGGGAGACGATCCCGAGGAGATCCTATCTGGAAATACCGAAGATCTAGTCAACTTCAAGCTTAGTGACAATTACACAAGCAATAGATGCGTATACTTCTATCCTGATGAAATTGTAAGAAATGTAAATGGAACAAACGTTGCGCTTCACGGATTCTATGCTGCTGCTGCCGCTGCGGGTTATCTGTCTGCAAGACAAAATGTTGCCATACCACTTACTAACAAGGTTCTATCTGGATTCTCTCTTACGAGAGATAAGATCTTTAGGCCAATTATCCAGAACCAGATTGGTGCCGTTGGCGCAACCCTGCTTCAGCCAGTATCTGGTGGCGGCAGAGTTCTTGCGGGAAGAACGACTAGTCAGTCCGGATTTATTGAGGATGAGGAAATCTCAATTATCTTCATTAGAGACTTTGTAAAGAAGACACTCAGGAATTCTTTGGCAGGATTTATCGGCGGAGTTCAGAACCCAGATGTAAATCTTCTAATTAACCAAAGAACGAGATCAATTATGTCAGGATTAGTTAGTCAAGGATTGGTAACCTTCTTTGACAACATTAAGGTTGAGCAGGACAAGGTTGATCCAAGGCAAATTAATGTCTTCTTGCGATTTACTCCAGCTTATCCGATTAATTACATATTTATCGATATAGAAGTTGGAATCATATAATAAATAGGAGAATATAATGGCCGAATATCCAAATACAGGAACCATTTTTGATAATCCAGATAATGGTAGCAAAACCAGAACTGGCCTATCTACTCAGATTGTTATCTATGTAGAAGGGGAGCCGGTTGGTGCCGTGCAGTCATTCCAGGAAAATCAAAATAGAGGCGTAAAGCCTATTTCTGAGGTTGGAACGGATGGCGTTATTGAGCTAGTGCCCAACCAGCCAGCTAAGATCACCATGACAGTTAATAGAGTCGTTTTTGATGGACTATCACTTCCTGAGGCTTTCTCTAGAGGCTATAGAAACATCCATGCCCAGAGAATACCCTTTGACATTGTGGTTATTGACAAGTTTACTGGCGACGGAGATAACGCAGTTGTTACAACTTACCATAACTGCTTCTTTACCTCTTTAACGAAGTCTTATACTGTAAATGATTACGTTATTGCAGAGAATGCTGGTGTATCCGCTGAATTTATGTCATCAACTAGAGCCGGCGGCCCAGTTGCTGATAGCCAGGGTGTTTCTGGGGCTAGAGAGATTCCGGGAAGGCAGGTTGACTCGGTTGAGCAGTCTGCTGATACGGGCACGAGACGCGGTCCACTCGACTTTGCTGGACTTATTTCTGCTGCTTATGGCGGCTAAATTTAGCAATAAATAATTGCACAAAAGCACCATACAAATGTATGGTGCTTTTTTATTTATAGAGTATAATTATATAAAACAGGAGTAAATATGCCAAAAGTTAAAGCAAGTTTATCTGAGAATAGTCGGATGAAAGAAATGCAGGATATGTTATCTGCCGATAAGGCCGAAGAAGTTGAAGAGTCGGAAAACAGCATGAAGATATCTGATCTAAAAAATCTTATATTACTAGGCAAGTTGACCGAGGAGTTTAAGATTAGTGGATTTACATTTAAGATATCAACATTATCTGCAAGCGAGCAGGCTAATCTGATGAAGGTTCTGATGAGGGCGGACGAAATGGATCGAGTCTTACACTCAAAGGCAATAGCCGTTTCTTATTGCGTAAAAGAAATAAACTCAGTTCCGCTATCTGAGCTTTCTGAAGAGCACGAAGGTGAAACCGTGGAAGATAGAAATGTTTCTTTTATTCTAGATATGCAGTCAACGTTAGTTGAAAAGATATTTAGAGAGTATGAATCTCTTGTTGAAAGATCAGGAAAAGACGTAGGCTTTGATACTGTAAAAAAATAGCAGCGGAGCCATACCAAAGGCTCCGTTGGAAATTATGCAAAATATGGGGATGCAAGGTCGATGATCCGATTTTTAAGGATATAACCGGAGCCCAATGGACGTGGTATGCCCATATGATTGCAAGGGATGAAAAGGAATCATCTGATTTAACCCTAAACTTTGTTGAATATCTAGCGTCCTTTTGGAACGCTGAGGCTGTCCAGAAACTCAAAGATGCTCGTGCCAACCCAGAAGATAGCGGCTTTGCCTCGGACAAAGAGTTCGAAGACCAAATTCTTACCGGTGCATTTAAAGAGAGCAGCATAGTTCAAGCGATAAAGGATAAGTATAAAAATACTAATTTAGATAATAATAATATGGGAACAAAAGAAAGAACCAGAAGGCTTCCAAAAGATCTTTCTGGGATAAGAGACTTGTTCGGAGAGGATGATTAATGGCCGATACCACTAATATAAAAAACCTTGAACAAGCACTTGCTGAGTTTACGCGGACTGCCACAAGGGCAGAGAATGCTGTAGGCAAACTATTTTCGCTTGGCTCATCAACAAATACCAACTTAACTGGAACAAGCACAGCCCTTAATGATTTGGCTAAATCAGTAAAAGACATAGGGGGTCTTGCCTCTGGGGCTGCCGCAGGAATAGATGCAGTAGTAAAGGCAGCTACGAGTGAAACATCTGTAGCATCTGGTTTTACAGAGATGATAGAGAATTTAACTACAGGTCTGACAAGCACGCTGCCGGACGCAGTTGTTGGTTTTGCTGAAATTGCAGCCGGAGCATTTGACGGCCCAACCAGGGAGCTTAGAGCTTATGATGCTCAGATATTTGAGATAGGCAAAAAGTTTGGAGATCCGATAGAGGAGTCAAAGAGGTTCGCTGACTCAATAAAGGCAATTCCCGCATCTCAGTTCGGCCAAGCACTCTCAATGACAAGGGATGAGTTAACAAAGTATTATCAAGCTGCAGGGAATACCAACTTAACTCAAGAAATATTAAACGAATCAGTCACAACCGGAATAGGTCAAACCAATCTTCTTGCAACAGCTACTGCTTTTGGTGAGTCAGTAAATATGAGCGCCTATCAAACAATGGGGCTTTTAAATACTGTAATAAACAAGCAAGGCGTTTCCGCCAGTGAAGCTGCAGATATGCTAGGCGTATATGCCGGCGTAGCAAAAGAGGTGGGCCTGCAAGTAGACGATGTAGCAAACTCTTTAAATAGTGCAGTCTCTCAGTTTGGGAAACTTGGTATATCGGCTGATTTTGGAGCGCCGGTTCTAGAGGGCTTTGGCAGAGTTGTTAAGGATATGGGGCTTGGTATAGAGCAAACGACAGCGTTAACGCAGACTTTAACGGGATCACTTGGCAGGCTTACTGAAGATTATGGAAAAGCCTATATTATGTTTCAAAGAGGGGGATTAGACTTTGGAGCAGGAGGCGGTGCTTTGGGAGCATCAATAGGTCTTCAGGCAGAATTGCTTAGGGCCGAGCAAACAGGCGATCAATCAGCAATAGGCTCACAGCTTGTCGGAGCCATGAGAGATACTATTGCTTCTTTTGGTGGCGGAAACATAGTGACTGTATCAGAGGCTGCAGAAAGCCCAGAGCTTCAAACGCAGTTTTATACTCAACAGCAACTTTTGATGAACCAGTTTGGGATATCGGATCAGGCTTCCGCAACAAGAACGCTTGAGCTTTTAGCAGAAATTGATGAAGCAACTAGATCTGGCAATTTAGACGCGAAAGAAGAACTTCAAAAGCAGCTTGAAAATGAAGTAGAGGGAAGAGATAAGACTCTCGATGTGTTAGA